TCAAATTGTATGAATATGAATATTAATAATAATAGTTTTAATATTTATCCAACTCCAACATTAAATAACAATAATAATATCAGTAATATTGATATTTATAACAAAAATAAAAATAAAATAATTTCAAGATTCGATTTAAATAGCAATAATATTTATTTAGGAGGTAGTGGCGAAGAAGCAGCAGCATTAATTAATGATTCTAATATTTATGTTAAAAATATAAAATTATTAAGTCCTATTTCTTCTTATCAAAATAAAGAAAGTAGTATTCCTTTAAATTATAATTCATTAATGACATTAGATTTAATACTTACTGATATAATTAATAAAATAAATGGCGTTTATACAATAATAAAATCAACTGATCCAGCAATTCCAAATACTCTAATTATTAATTTTAAAAATGTTCCTAATTATTCAATATCTTCTTCTAAATCAATATCAATTTATATAAATGAATTAAATAATACAGATAATACAGATACAACTATAATTAATACAGATTCTAAATCAAGCACATTTATACCAAATGCTATATTAAAATTAAATAAAATAACTTTATCTACAATAAGAATAATAAGCCCAGAACAAAGTATAAGAATTAAATTAACAGACCCAAAAATTGTTATATCAAGTGATATAACAGAAAATTATATTACAAATAGTTTTTCAGCTAATTTTAATTAATCATCTTCATCAATAAACATATTATTATTTTTATCTAATTCTTTTTCTTTCATATAAATTGAATAAAAATCCTTAATTTTATGAATAATTTCATTATTCCATTTATTTTCATCAAAAATAACTTCTTGAATATTAATACTTTTTAATTTCCAATAATTTAATTTATAATTATTATTTAAATATTCATTCATTTCATCTATATTTTCTTTATAGTTTTGATTTTCTTTTGAATAATTATAAACAAATTCTGTTTTTTCTTTTTTTTCTACAATAATTCCATGTGAATAATTATTATCAATATCTATAACATTATTTATATATTCATCTTCATTATCAAAACATTCAAATTCACATTCAATATAATCGCAATTTGTTAATTTACAAACAGCCAATTGACCTTGCATTTGATAATAATATTTTTCTGGTATATTACCATTTTTAATTTTTCGCGAATAAGGACATTTAATTTCTATCATTATCCCATCTTCTGTAATACCATCGGGAGATGCTCCAAAGTTTTCAATTTCATCATTAATTATTAATCCAAACTCGTGAATCCTTTTATTTTTTAAATTAGAATAAATACGAATTGCCATTAATTCAAACATAGTCCCCCATTTTAGTGCTGGGACGGCACTTGAATTAAATGTAGTTGTTTTTAATTTCTTTTTTGCTAAACTTACAGGATTTTTAACAGCTTCATATAAATCAGAGGCTGTTAATCTATTTTCGCGTAATTTAAACCATTCAGGTGTTCTTTGTTTTATTTGTGGTTGTTTTAATAATTCATTTAAAATGCTAATTTGATTATTTAACATTTTTTTAATTTTCTTTTTTTTATTATATAGTCTCCTTTTTCTTATATCTCGCTGAACTTTTAATTTTTCTTTCATTTTCTACTTTAATGCGATTTGCTGTATTTGATATATCTCTATTTAGTTTATTAACATCACTCATTTTTTTATTTTCTCGTTTTTTATTATTAGCAATTTCAATAATTTCATCTCTTTTTTCTAACAATATTTTATTGAAATTATATAGCAATAATTCATCATCATTATTATTATCCATCTTCACTATTAATTATAAATGTTTATAATCTTAACTCATTTTTTTATAATCATAATTTGTATTAAAAATAAACAAAAATAGATAAAAATGATTTTTGTTTTTCAATAATTATTTCACCAGTAGCCTTAAACAGCGAACGTCAAAAACAATAATGCCTTTTCACGAGTGTGTCTTGAACGATATTATTTACGCTATTAAGAAGATTATCAACAATAGTGACAAATGCTATCGCGACGAGTATGATCGTAGTTATTCGGGAACTGTTGTTTATTGGGGTGGCATGGAATATATTAATCCGAACACATTTGAGTTTGATGAGCTTTTGATTAGCGAATTAACAAAAAGCATCGACGGCTTATCTATGGTGAGTGACGATAATCATACCGTGCTGAAAATCAATGATTCATATATTATGATGACTCAAACTATCGATTTTCATGGGGATAGTACTGACTTCGGTTTTACCTTGTTAGATTATCCTGATGACATTCGTGGTTTCGACGACGATTATTGATTGAGTATTTGGGGAAAAAGGCAAAAAGAGTTGTTTTTTGTCTTTTTTAATTATTTATAAATATATTTGTATTAAAAATAAACAAAAATAGATAAAAATGATTTTTGTTTTTAAATAAATTATTCGCCGACAGGCAGAAAAGTGAAAAGAAAAAGCAAAATGCAATCGCAAATTACTTCGACTTTCATGGAGATCTTTGATAACACCAAGAAATGCTTTATTGATGAATACGGACGCCCCAAAAGCTGTATCGCTATTTGTCCTGAACAAAAAGAAAGCGTTTTTACACAAGATTTTCATGACACTTTGATGGCAAACATGATGTCCAGCGTCGAGGGATTGACCGTTGTTAGTGATGATTTCGAAGATCATGAAGCAGTTCGGTTTAATTACCAAGAGTGCGAAGTCATCATGGATTACACTTTCGATTATCGGGGGATCAATTGGGTCACATTCACAAAGTTGTCCTTCAAGGGCGACACCCGTGATTTCTACGATTATTGAGATTGTAATTTGGGGGAAAAAAGGCAAAAATGGTTGTTTTTGTCTTTTTAATTATTTATAAATATATTTGTATTAAAATTAAAAAAAAATAGATAAAAATGATATATAGCAATCATAATTATTATCGTGCCACAATGGCTAATATTGATATCAATAATCTCAAAAACGACTTGTTCATTTACTGTTCTATTTATTCTCGTCCAGAACATTCAAGTGACGTTTCGGGAGCATTGAGAAGTTTTACATATATGGATGCTATTATGAGCTACAATCTTCGAAATTTTTTGAAGGAGTCACTTTGCGTTGAATATGATTGTATGGATTATCAAACAGCGTTTAGCGACGAATATGACGCACATGTTCTTGCTGACTTCATTGGTGTTATCAAAAAAATTTGCGATGAATTGTAAAGGCGATTTGTGAAAAAAGGCAAAAAGGGTTGTTTTTGTCTTTTTTATAGTTATTAATACATTTGTATTAAAATTAAACAATAATAGTTAAAAATGATTTTGTTTTTAATAATAATAATTCGCCAAAAGGCAAAAAAGTAGAAATGCAACGACAAATTGTTTCGAGCTTTATGAATCTCTACAACGACAAGAACAAGTGTTTTAGGGACGAATATAATCGCACGATGACGAAGTTCTTCATTGAGAACGAAGAGCAGGAGAGCGTTTTTACTCAAGAGTTTCACGACTCCCTGATGGCGTATATGACAAGCAACATTGAGGGACTGACCATTGTTAGTGATGATTATTACCATTACAACACAATTAGGTTTAGTTTCGAAGGTGGTGAGGTTGTCATGATTTATGACTTTGATTATTTTCGCAAGAATTGGATAACTTTCGTGAAGTTGAATTACAATGGCGACAGGCGCGAGTTCTTCGACGATTGCGTTGATGATTATTGAGTAAATCGGGAAAAAAGGCAAAAAGAGTTGTTTTTTGTCTTTAAAAAATGATTTTTGTTTTTTATTATAAATAATTAAAAATGACTTCTAATTATATAAAATCTCCAATTACAACTGTTGGTGTAGATGAAGTAGGTAGAGGAACATTATTTGGCAATGTTGTAGCTTCGGCAGTAATATTGCCAGAAACATTTTCAGATGATATTTATTTACAAATTAAAGATTCAAAAAAATTATCATTTAAAAAAAGAAGATTTTTAGCTGATTATATTAAAAATAACGCAATTGCTTATGGAATTGGATATATTACTGCCGAAGAAATAGATAAAATTAATATTTTACAAGCATCGATTAAAGCTATGCATATTGCTTTATATGAAGTAATGAAAACAGCAAATTTTAATAAAATCATTGTAGATGGTAATTATTTTATACCAATTATAGGAAATAGTAATGATAATAACGACGATGATAATATAATTGATAATGAATGTATTACCAAAGCTGACCAAATATATTTAAATGTTGCTGCTGCTTCAATTATAGCAAAAGATTATCATGACCAATATATACTTGATTTATTAGAAAAAGAACCAGATTTAAATAAATATGATTTAAAGAATAATATGGGATACGCTACGTTAAATCATAGAAAAGCTATTGAAAAATATGGAATACATAAATATCACAGAAAAACATTTTCAAGTTGTTCTAAATATTTATAAATATTTATTTTTATATTTATTAAAATGAATATTTTTATATTTAGAAGAGATTTAAGAACCAATGATAATACAACATTAAATTTACTTAAAGAAACTTATCCTAATTTTCAAATACTTCCAATTTTTATATTTAATAAAAAACAAATTGATAAAGATAAAAATAAATATTATTCAGAAAACGCAGTTCAATTTTTATTTGAAAGTCTTGACGAACTCTCTTTTTTAAATTATTATTATACGGATGATGATATTGAAATACTTAAAGAACTTAAAAATAAATATGATATAAAAGCAATTGGTTTTAATCGTGATTATACACCATACGCAATAAAAAGAGATGAAGAAATTAAAAAATGGTGTATAGATAATAAAATAACTATTATTGCCGAAGAAGATTATACATTACACAAAATTGGAACTATTATAAAAGATGATAATATGCCATATCAAAAATATACACCTTTTTATAAAAAAGCAATTATTAAAAAACCTTCTTCTATAAAAGTCATAAATCAATTTAATTTTATTAAAGATAATAAGGCAATAAAAGATATATCATTTTTAAAACCAAAAATAAATACAAAAATAAAAGTAAATGGAGGTAGAAATAATGCTATTGTTATTTTAAAAAAACTTAAAGATAATTATTTTAAAAATTATGATGAAGAACGAGATTATCCATATTTAGATAAAACAACTAAATTAAGTGCTTATATTAAATTTGGCTGTATTAGTATAAGAGAAGTTTATTATACATTACCAATTAAACATGGAATAATTCGCGAATTATTATGGCATGATTTTTATGCCAATATTACCTTTTTTTTCCCATATATTTTTAATAATTCATTTATAAAGAAATATAATAATATAAAATGGGATTATGACGAAGATTTATTTAATAAATGGAAAAATGGCATTACAGGTTTTCCATTAGTAGATGCTTCTATGCGACAATTAAATGAATGTGGATGGATGCATAATAGATGTAGAATGATTGTTGCTTCATTTTTAACAAAAAATCTTTTTATTAACTGGAAACACGGAGAACAATATTTTGCTTCTAAACTTGTAGATTACGATCCGTCGTCAAATAATGGCGGTTGGCAATGGTGTGCTTCAACAGGTACAGATAGTCAGCCATATTTTCGAATTTTTTCACCATCTGCTCAATTAAAAAAATTTGATAATGATTGTTCTTTTATTAAAAAATGGATACCAGAATTAAAAGATGTTGATAATAAAATAATTCATAATTGGGAAAATAAAGATTATTCAACATTAAATATTAAATATCCAAAACCTATTATAAATATCAAAGAAACTTCAAAAAAATTTATAAAAACTTTCAAAAATGCTTATTAAACAACAATTTTATTTGCTTTTGAAACAACTTTTAAATAATTATTATTAGCATTATGTTTCTTATAATCATCAAATGTATGTTGTATAGAATATTCATTCTCATTAAATATATTTTTTATAAAATAATAAATATAAGTTGCGTAATATAAAATTAAATTTAATATAGTTAAAATTGTTTCTCCGTATATTTGGTAAAATATATAAATTAAATATATAATAATTATACTAAAAAATATTTTAATAGCTATATTAAAAGCATTAGATATATTTGGCATTATACTAATACTATTCTCATTAACAGGGGTATTTATATCATTATTATTTATTTTTACCGTATCTTCATTTTTAGAATTTTTAACAGTGCCACATTTACTTTTTATAGGTTTAACATCTTTTATCACACATATATCTTTACAAAATAATTTACATTCATCATTCGTTTTACAAGTAGTATCTTTATTACAAAAATCTTTACAATAATCACATACATCTGTTTTAGGATTCCTTATTTTTCCAAGAGAACAAATATTATTTTTTTCATTATCTTCTAATAAATAAAAAACAAAGTTTAATTTATTTGATATTTTTTCTTTAATCTTTTTTTTTTCATCGTCTGTTTTACCAATAGATTGAATAGCAGTATCAAATTCTTTATTATTATTATAATAAATAATTTCTAAATTATTAACGTCTTTTAATTTATTATTAAAAGCATCATCAGTTAAATTATATTTTTCTTTTTATAATTTGAAACTATTATTAAAAGCAATTTTAGTTTTACTAATAATATTTGTGCTAAAATCTGTTTTACCATCATAGCAAATATTTATAGCCTTATAAAAAATATTTGCTATTCTTTGTATTATTTTTATTTTTTCATCATCATTTTTATCATTTAAATAATCTGATAATATAGTTTTAATATTTTTTGCTATATTAAAATTAGTATCATTATCAATTAATTTTAAATCAAGTTTAGTCTTTTCTGTATTGTCATAATAAGAATTTTCTTCAATTATTTTATCATTTAAAAATGTATAATAATTATACGCAATATAATAACTATGAATTAAAATTGCGTCTGATAACATATTTGTCGATGACATACCTCTATATGTTAATAAATCTGTATCATTTTCGTTAAATAATGGATTTTTATAAGTTAATATTTTTTTATTATAATTATAATTTTTTATATCATAATTATTATAATCCAAGACATTATTCCATAAAACATTTTTAATATTTTTATATAATTCATTTATTTCATCATCTTTATTAAATTTATTAATTACATCATCGTTTCTAATATAAATATTAGAATCGATTTTTTTATATTCAATATCTGTTGTTAATAAATATAATTTTTTTAATGTTTCTTTATCATTACCAATAATATTAATAAGAGAAATAGGCGTATAATCTAATTTATCTTTATATAAACCATCTAATACATTTTCTTTTAAAGCACATATATTTGAACCATTTATAGCCTTATACGGTAAATAACCTTTATTACAAGGTTTATAACATTTTCGAACATCATCTTTTGAATATATACCTGTATCTTTTTCAAATTGATTACCAAAATGATAATTAGGAACTATTATCCAATCATACCATTTATTTTCACAAAATGCTTTTTTTTCTTTACTTATATAATTTAAATTTATATTATCATTTTCATTATTATAATAAATATAAGTATTATCATTTTCATATTCATAAAAAAAATTATCTGGCAATTTTAAATTAGGTATTGGACTACAAGTTTTTTTATTTTCGTTATAAGTATAAAATGGATTTTCAGCAACAATAACGCAATTTACATTAAAATTACTATTATTTTTAACAGAATAACATAAATCTTTTTTAGTAGGATCATATTTATAAGTAAATTGTAAATTATTAGAATTTCTAAAATCAGCATTTAAATCTGGATTAGCATTACTAAAATCATTTCTAAAAATATAATTTGAACTATTTTGAGCATATTCAAACTTTTGATTATCAATTTTATATAATATATCCAATGCTTTAAAATTACAAACTTCATATGGTTTTATATATAAATAATCTTGACATTTATCTACCATAATAATTTTTAATTATATCTATTTTATATAATTACAAATAAAAAGAATAATTATAATATTTTATTGTTTATATATTTCATTGGATACAATAAAATATTATTATCTCTTGCGTCATATTCTATCATTTTATCTTTTAATACATCAGGATTAATATTATCACCATCTGTGAAAACATAATCTTCTAATGGAAGATCCTTTGTTTTAAAATAATCTTTTCTATCAGTATTTATAAATGGTGGATTTTTAACTATATTTGCCTTATTTTCTGTATTAATTGCGTCTTTATAATAAGCATTATTAAAATCATAATAATATTTAGTTTCATCTTTATTCATTTTTATTGGAATAATAATTATATTATTACTTGAATTATATATTTTTGTTCTTACATCATAAGGTAATTTAAAATAATCACTATTAGGATAATCATCTATATTTATATTATATTCAATATCATTTGGTTTAAATGCTGATTTAATTTTATTATCAATATTTAAATTATGAATATTATTCCAACTACCAGTATTTGTAGTTTCGCGCAATTGATTATCTATTGAATTGCCTATAATATCATTACCGATCATTTTATTAAAATCATTTTTAATTGAAGTTAATTTTAATCTATATTGTTCTGGCATCATATTCATAAAACTTGAACTAACATAACTTCCAATTGATGGAACTTTTGTTTGAGTAAAAATATCTAAACTTGTTTGATTTTTATAATCAAAATTTTTATTTTGACTTGTGCCCATAGTAATACCTAACGCAATACCAACAATAATAAGGATAACAATAATAAGAACAATTAATTTTAAAATAGGACTTGGACTTTTAATAAAATTAATAATTAATGTAATTACATTTAATGATCCTGATAAAACATTAGTAATTAATTTATAAATAAATAAAAAAATATTGCCTAAAAATACTAAACATGCTTTAATTAATGAACTAACATTATTATATAATGCTTGTCTTTTTTTAAAATTTAAATTATCTTGATTTAAATTTCTTCTTTTTTCTTCTTGAATAATTTTTTCTCTTGCTTCATATTGTTGATTAATATCTGTAAATTCTTTTTCTGCTAATTCTTTTTTTATTTTATATTCATTTATTAAATCTTCTTTTTTTCCTAATATAACATTTTGTTGTATATTATCACTTACAAACTGACCATTAATCGAACCAACAATATTTTCAAGAAAACTTTTGCCACCTTTAATTTGTTTTGAAGTTTTTTTTTTCATAATTTTCTATTTATAATTAATAAATGAATTTATATTTAATTTTACTAATTATTATAATCTTTTATATTTGTTGCTATTTTATATTTCCATCAAATATTTTAATTTTACAAACTACAATTAAAGACTTTAATTTTTCTTTATTACATTCAAGACAACCAATTGTAATTACTGATTATTTACAAGAAAAAGAAAAATTAATTTATTCTTGGTTTAATTATAATATAATTAAAGAATTGGATAATTACGATGATAATGATGATTGGCAACAAAATAATTATAAATATTTATTCATAAATGCTTATAATGATACAGAAATAATTATATATAAAGCAAGTATATTTTTTACAATACCAGATGAAAATGATCAAATAATAGCAATTAAATTAGAAAAAGACCAATCTATAATATTGCCATACAAATGGAGATATTATATAAAAAACAAAAATGATGTTATTCTATGGGGTATAAATGATTATATTACTTCTTTCTTGGGATTTGTTTTTTAGCAACTTTAACTTCTCCTTTTAAATCATTTTCATAATCTTCTAATATTTCATTTTTATGTTTATGCCATTCATCTAATACTACTTTTAATTCATTTTCCCAGATAATAATAATTGATGTATTTTTAAGTTCTTCAATTTCTGTTTTTAATTTAATAACTTCTTTTTCTAATTCTTCTTTCTTTTCTGTTGTAAGTTGCGAAATATGCATTCTTAATAAGTAATCATAACTATTTTCATATTTATAATATTCTTTTACATCTAATTGTTGTTCAACATCTTTAATTTTTCTATTCATAATTTTAATATTTTCTTCGATAACATCAATAATAAATCTAATTTTTGCTGATAATATTAAATATTCTTGTTCCATTTTTTTAAGTTGATTATTTTTTCGTTCTTGATATTTATTAATACGAGTATAAGACCATTCTTTTAATATTTCAATTACATTTGAATACTTTTTAATATTTCCTTTTGTTGTGAATAAATGAAGATTATTTAAACTCATATTTTTATTTGAAATTAAATTGAACTCATTCAAAATTTTATCTCCTAATGTTTCTTTTGCGTTTTCAGTTAATTTTAAAATAAACTTGACATTCTTTGATGTATAATGATTTTCAAATGATTTTAAATGAGGATTATTTTTTGTCAATAATTCTTCAAGAAATTCTTTATAATTTTCAGTCCATGTTCCTATCGGTAATTCTGTAATTTCTAATGTAGTATTATTAATCCATTTATAACATCCTTTTGACGAATAAGTATTTTTTTCATTTTTAAATATTTCACCTTTAAAACCGAGATAATAAGGCGATATTTCATTAATTTCTTTATCATTAATAATTGATATAGATTTATTAATATCATCATCTGTTAATATCAATCCAACATTAGTTTTAATATCATTGATAATATCAAGATAAATATTAATAATTTCTTCTGGATTAAATTGTGGGATATTTGTAGAATAACCTGTTCCAATTCCAATTGAACCATTTACAAGAACCATCGGTATAATTGGTATATAATAATCTGGTTCAATACTCAAACCATCTTCATTAAGATAATTTAAAATATCATTATCTTCTTCTTTAAAAATAGCACGTGATAATTTTGACAATAATGTATAAATATATCTTGGAGATGAAGCATCTTCGCCTCCTTGAAGTCTTGTGCCAAACTGACCATTTGGAGAAAGTAAATTAATATTATTAGTTCCAACAAAGATTTGAGCCATACCAATAATAGCCTCTTGTAATGAAGTTTCGCCATGATGATAAGCTGTTATTTCACTTACATTACCAGCTAACTGAACTACTTTAATTTCATTATTATATAATTTTCGCTTAAAACAAGCATACATAATCTTACGAGTGCTTTCTTTTAAACCATCCATAATATTCGGGATTGCTCTTTCTAAATTGCGATTGCTAAAATGAATTAAATCTTTATTAATAAATGTTTCATATGAAACTTCTTCGCTAATATAATCAAGCACGTCATTTTTATCATAATTTGCTAACCATTCCTTTCTATCATCAGCACGTTTTTTATTAAAAGCTAAATTAATATATTCATCTGATTTATCAGTATGTTTATAAATAATCTTTTTCATATTTTTAAAATAATTCTTGGCTTCTTCATCAGTCGATGTGCCAAGTCCTTTATAATATTTAATTTTCCATTGATTTTTATTAATAAGTGTTTCATTCCATTGTTCATATGAACTCATATTATAAAACGATATAACTTCTTTACTATTTGTATTAGTAGCCTTAATAATTGGTGTTAATAAAGATGTTAGAAAATTATCATATTTATATAACGATGCCCATAAAGTTTCGAATACATTAAATAATAAACCTTTAATATGACTTCCGTCATGATCTTGATCTGTCATAATCATAATTTTACCATATCTTAATGAACTAATATTATTTGTATAATCCTTATTTTGTTCTAATCCTAAAATCTTTTTTAGCGCAGTAATTTCTACATTTTCAGAAATTTTTTGATAACTAACATCTTTAACATTCATAATTTTTCCTCGAAGTGGAAAAACGCCATAATAATCTCTTCCAATAACACTTAATCCAGCAATAGCTGTTGATTTAGCTGAATCGCCTTCTGTTAAAATTAATGTACATTTGCTACTTTCATTAGTTCCAGCCAAATTAGCATCATCTAATTTTGGAACAATAATTTTATTAATTTTTTTACCATCTGTTCTAATTAACTTCTTTTGTTCTACAACATCACTTGCGTTTAAAGCATTTTCAATAATACCCGATTTATATAATTTATCATAAAATTTATCTGATAATTCACATTTTGAACCAAATTTTGTTGTTAATGTAGTCAATGTTTCTTTTGTTTGACTATCAAATGACGGATTTTCAATAACAGATTTAATAAATATAAATAAATTATCTCTAATATGTTGAGGTTTAACCGTTTTTTTCTTTTTTGCTAATACCATATCGCATAATTTTTTAATAATATTATTTGTAATATAATCAACGTGACGACCACCACGAATTGTATTAATACCATTTACAAATGACATTTGTTCATAATTGCCAGTTGTTGATACAGCAACTACAACCTCCCATCTATCATTGGGACTTTCATAATATCTTGGTTGAATAGTTTTTGTATCTAAAAATAAATCTGCATATTTTTCAAAATCTTTTACAGGTATTTTAATATCATTTAAATAAACATTAACAACTGAATCAGTACATGCTGAAACATCGTAAACTCTACGTTTAAATAATTCATAAATATCATCAGTCATTTCTTTTAATCCAAATTTTTCATAATCTGGTAGAAAAGTTATTTTAGTATAAGGTTTCTTATAACAAGCCTTAATTTCAGGTACATCTTTTTCAGTTAA